CTGCTGTTCTTCGATAGACTGGGGTTTCATTTTAGCCATGTTACGCACTCATCGCGGATCGTTGGCGGGGTCCGCGAGCAATAGCTAAGAGCCTGTCCCGCCAGGAGGGCACGTGTTCAACCTTAGTACTAAAGGTAGAGAACTCAGACATCATCAGACCAATCCACGCCAGAGCGTCTACTTGGTCGTCATGTGTACCGTTAGGAAAACGAAGTAATTCGGCAATCAAGGGTCCAGAAAACGCGGCGTCCCGGGGGAAGTAGACCATCCCCTGCTGCATACGACCTTGGATGGCTCGAGCCCGAGCCTCCTTGTCGCGACGCCCGGTCTTGAGGTCTTTGAAGTAAGCCTCATAGAGCCCGCGCTCACGCACACGTTTTTCGAGAAACGGGCCAAGCGCCATTTCTATGTGTCCCTTTTCGATACCAATGATGGAGGGTTTCCACTGCTCGTACAGGTCAAGTATACGCTCAACCAGCTCGAAACCGTCCCATCTGCCGCGAACACAGTCCATTACGTACATCTGGTCGCGTTCATCAATACCGACAACGAGCCCTACGCTGTAGTCGTTTCGGTCGTTCTTACCAATGGCCAAGTCCCACGCGCAGTAGTATCGGAGCTTCTCCTGATCCACCGCCTCCGGGTCGTAGTACTGCACCATGCTTCTGGTGAAGTACTGCCCGTCGTCGGCGACGGGGTTCTGCTGATACAGCGCGGACCAGTCCCGGGGGCCGACAGCGCGTTCGATACGGCGTAGGGCGTCAACGCTGTACCGCTCGGTATGCAACGGCTCGCCGGCTTTGCGGAACTCTTCGTCTTCTTCCGCTATAGCCGGATATCTGACAACTTCCCACTCATCACCGCCTTCGACACCAGCCTTAAGCAGCCGCCCCGCAAGATCGTCGTCATGCCAGCGGGTAAGGATCACCAGCACCCCGCCACCGGGAGCTAACCGGGTGTACGCCGTTGACGTATACCAGTCCCAGTTAGCGTCGCGGTTGTTCTGGCTCTCGGCGTCCTCACGGTTCTTAACCGGGTCGTCGATAACGAGGACGTGCGCGCCCTTACCGGTGATACCACCGCCTACACCAGCAGCCACGAAGCCACCGCCAGCCGTGGTCAACCACGCTTCAGCGCTTTGACTATCCGGGTCCAGGCGCGTCTTGAAGACCGCTTTATATGTCGGTTCACGCAGTACTTGGCGTACCTTGCGACTAAAGCCCATCGCAAGCGAACCAGAATACGAGCAACTAATAAACTCGTGCTCAGGGTTACGCCCCAGATGCCAAGCTGGGAACGCCACAGACGCAAGCGTCGACTTTCCGTGACGCGGCGGCATAAAGAGCATAAGCCGAGGCGACTTTTGCGCCACAACGTCCCTAGAAAACTGTTCAAGTCGTTTGCAAACATCTTTGTGTACCCACCCTGCCAAATAGTCTGGATTGAACTTCTCCACAAAAGGTAACAACCGCTTCCTTGCAAGAAGTCTGAAGGCCAGCTCCCGCTTGGCTTTCTGTTCCACCGACAGCTGCTCAGCCAGCGCGTCCTTTTCCAGCTGGTTAGGTGCTGGCAGGGCATCCGCGTCGTCGGCCTTGCAATAGACACACAACCCGTCCACGTCACTCGAATACAGAGTAACTGGGTGCGTGTTCTTGCACCGTTTACAGCGCCTAGTTGGGACTGCCTCTGTCAAGTGGCCTCGGGCTCCAAGTACTTATCGTCCTTACCGACCAGCTTCAGCAGGTCTTCATCAGACATGCGCTCCAGCTGTGCGGTGTTGACGTTGATATTTATCTGCGTAGCGTTATCCGGCGCGCCCAAGCCATGGAGCTTAACCAGCGAGTCTACGGTGTTCTTCATCTCGGTAGATGTAGCCGCTGCGTTGTATGCGTCCAAATACATGGCGTGCGCGTGCGCCTTCGTGAACCTCACTTCTTCTCGGAACTGCTCCCGAAGGTACTCAATGGCTTTAGCCACAGCCGGGCGTTTAGCCGCTTCCCACGCTGCTTGGTGAGAGGCGTACCCTGCTGCTCGGCCAGCTGCCGCTATAGTCATCCCACGGGTGATGTAAAGTACCAGTCGCTCCTGCTGAACAGTCAGATCCCCCAGCGTGAGTCCCATGTAGGGGACCATCGACTGGAGTTCCAAGTGATCAGTGGATTGGAGTTCCTGGACCTGCGATGGCGTCGGCTGTGTCTCCAATGTGCATCTCGTTCAAGAACACAAAAACTGGGGCTCGGTCTCCGAGCTTGTTTATCTTGATCTTGTCCAAGTAGTCCAGCAGATCCGTTGCCTTAGGTTCTAGGCTCGGTACTAGCGACTCGGCTACGTACCCGTCATACACCAAGACCTCGTTGGTCCCGCGGTAGGCGGTACCAATCAAGGCCATATCGAACCCCTTAATAGCAAAGACCTGGACTTCTTGCGCCATAGATGATAGCCCCTTAAAGCATCAGTCACAAGAGTGCTGATAGATAGTCTTAACCCACCAGTACAACATGTCGGTACTTAGGGCCTGTTTTATGATGTTTACCCGCAAAGCTACCAGCTGAATATTACCGGGTATGTAACCGAGAGTAGAGTCTATTCGGTCAATACTGGCATTGAAGTCTTTTACCCCCGTACCGTCGTTGTGGTGGGTAAGCACTACTCCCGATACAGCGCATCTGCCGTTTTGTGACTCCCATAGGGAGACAAGCTGATCCAGGGTTAGTTCGTACTCCGCAAACCCCCTGCGTTTACTGGATGTTTTGTTACTGGATAAGAGGGTGGCCAAGTACGGTTTGTAGCTAAGGGACCTTAGTTGACGGGCATTGGCCCTTCGACACGGACGACAAACCGCACGTAGGGATCCGCTTTTAAGCGGCTCGAACGTGTCCAGTGGTAAGTCCTTCTTGCACCGTGAACAGTTTTTAATGTCCGTCACCAGTGGTTCGTTCTCGCCGGAAGACCGAGTACCGGCCTCCTGCGCCGGTCGAGAACCTGGGAAGTATACCCGTAAAAAATTTTATAAAAATTTTTTCAGGTTTGCATTTTAAGAGAAGGGGTAGGGGGTCGAATTTTTTCTACTACACCACTTACACATTATCTCCCCCCTCGGACTCAAGCCCACACCCTTTCCCGGAATTTAGCCGCTGGAACCTTGTTTTCATCCTCATCTATGGAACCTTGTCCCCCAGTAACCCCCCACGGATCACGCTCATCGCTTCGCGATTCGCGGTCAGTATCCATTATGTATCTATCACTTCTACAGGAGTACATCCAATGAACGATAACAACGCCAATACCACCAACACCACCACCCAGGATCAGACCCCCGACGCTGGATACCTCGCAGCCCAAAAGGCTAAAGAAGCATCCAACAACGTCATTGCCTACGCCAAAGAGAAGCCCGACATGGCAGCTCTGTTCGTCCTCGGCGTACTCAACCTCTTCAGCTAACCCCCCAACGGGGAGGGACCTCCAACCTCCCCACCTCTAACCACAGGTAACTAACCATGGATAACGTCAACTTCAAACGTGTTCGTCACACACGCCCACTAACCGATGGAATTGAGGTTTTATCCTACGCAGAGACCAGCATTTACGTAATCTTAAACCCCTACTGGAATACTCGCCTCTCCACCGAAGAAGGACGCGCTGCGTTCCGCAACTGGATCATGGGCCAATTCTCCTGCTGCGTAGCCGCCAGCATTAAGAAAGGCCTCAAATCCAATCGCTACTACTTCGAAATCACCGAATGCTAACCACAGGTAACTAACCATGCATCCTCGCACTTCATCCATCATCTTCATCGGATCTATCGCAGTGTTCATCGCTGCCCTATTCCCGGCCCCCCAACTCCTGGACTTCACCCCTGCCCAAGTACAAGTGGCCTTCCTCTCCTTCTCACTCGTAATGGGCGGCTTTGCCCTCTACCTCCGCGCCTTCACAGAGGACTGATACCCATGACAACTACCAACGTACAACTGCTCGAGAAGTACGCATACGACAACTACGACCTCGGCGGCCATTGGGTCGCCGAGTGTTGGTCGGAGGAGGACTACGTGCAGGTCCTGGACGACTGCAAGAACGACCTCGAGGAAGCAAAGCTCGAGCTGCGTGCTTACTGGAACCGTGTCAACGAACAACAGGCCGAGTGCCGGTGGGAGTGACCATGACCATTCAATCAGGACTAATGGCAGCGACCGTTGAGCTGCCCAACCAAACCCTCGTAACCCTACGAGGTGACCGTTGTACGTTGACGACGAGTAGTGCAGGTGAGCCGCTATTCGAAGGGCTCATCAACGATCTGCCCCAATGGGCAATCGACTATCTGATCGCCAACCGCTTTATCAAATGCAATACCCACTAACAATTACTACCAACCAAAGGTAACTACAAATGACCACTATCAATCTTCCAATCGACATGACTGGCACGTTCTTTGCAAACGCCAAGCGACCCGGTAAGCAAGACCCAGAGTTCACTGGGCTTGCCAGGGTCGGCGGCAAGTTGGTGCGTGCTTCGGTATGGATCAACGTCAACAAGTTCAACAAGCCGTACCTAACGGTGCGCTTCAGGGACTACGTACCGGTGCAAGCGAGCCTTGACCTCGAGCAGTTGCAACTGCCAGAGGACATCGATCAAC